TATAAATTCCGTGGAAAGCGGATTGATAACGGCGAATGGGTTTATGGGTATGTTTACAAAGATGCTCTTATAGGTTGCAATATTTTACAGACAAAGCCATGTTTGGCTGCAATTATGGTTGACCCTTCCACCGTAGGACAGTATACAGGGTTTAAAGATAAGAACGGCAAAGAGATATATGAGGGGGATATCTGCAACTGCCGAGAGTATGAGTGTTTCGGTAAAGTCGAATGGAACGAAGACGAGGCGGGATTTTTCTTCTGCGTGGCTTATGAAGGTGGTGGATTCGAAGAAGAACGGTTATATGAATATGTTGATGAGTTAGAAGTCATCGGCAACGCTCACGACAATCCCGAACTGCTGAAGGAGGTTGAATAACATGAGGTTGAGCGATGAATCCGTAATGGAAGGTAGGCATTTGACGCCAGAGGAAAGGATTGCGTTGCAGGCAGAAGAAATTAAGCAGTTGCAGCAGGAGAATAATGGCTGGCGAGAACGGTACGATGAATTGGATGCCGGGCATAGCAGGCTGTTTAAGGATTTCTGCAAATTGCAGCAGGAGAATGAGCAACTACGGGCACAACTTGACGAATGGAAATACGAAGTTAAATGCCATATGGATGAGGTAATCGCAAGGGAAAAGCAAATAGAGCAACTAAGGGTGCGGGTGGCGAGGATGAAGCGTTAAATCCAACGTCCCGAATACGGGGCAGGGTGGAAAGTCACCACCTGGGAGGAAAGGTTGGAGACGGGCGCTGCCGGGCATGGTGAATCCTCCTCGGTGGCGCCCGGGTTTAACCTAAATCAGCAAGAATTCTCCCATCCTCTTAGGTGGGAGATGAATTGCATACTATTGGTAGTAAAAGTCTAACGGAAACCAATTAGTGGCACTATACTTTTGGGTTAGTGCAGAAGTTGGAAAGTACGTTAGAACCTGCTGGCTTTAGCCACGCAGAGTTTCAGAATAAGAAGTAATTTGGGGGGATTGCTATGGATAAGACTATTAAACTATTGGGGTTTATGGAAATACTGCTACAAATAATTAGTGGCGGTGGGTTTGAAACTAGAGAAGATTACTTAGAGTTCAGACATAATCTAGCTGAAGCAGGTTATGACCCTGCTATTATAGATGATCTAAGCCCTCTTGAAGTTCTTCAGATTTTTTGCAAAGACTTTGCGGCTATAAATCTTTTTGAATTAAAGGATGAGGTCGATAATGTCGTCAATACTAAAAAAGCTAAGTAGGTATCATCGGAACGGAATAATATCATTAAAGGAATTGAAACGAAAGAATCCTTATTTGTTTAGATATTTAATAAAGAAAGGGAGTTTAATAGACTCCCTTTTTTCGGAAACAGGAATCCGTGTTATGAATGACCTATACTCTTATAAGGATATAATTCCTTTGTACTTAAAATACTATTACAATGACACTGTAAATCTCTCTGATTTACGCAAAAAACATAATACAGTATATAGACATATTTGTAAGTTAGGAAAGCCTGAACAAGTGATCTCTGAATGGGGATTCACTGTTATTTATAAGTCTAAAATATCTGACGAGCAGTTAAAAGAAATGATTCAATCTAAATCAGAAAAAGAGTTTTTTGATAAATCTTTATATAATCGTATTTATTATAGAGCTAAGAAGTTAGGTCTATCAGTACCTGAGTTTTTGGAAACTGTAAAACTTAGGGGGTTTGTTCCGTGATTTACGCAGAAAAGGTTTTTGCTAAAGGACGTTTATGGATAAAGGTTCAATTTAAAAATAATGCTGTGTTGTTTAACGAAATGTCTAAGGTAAAAGGGGCTAAGTATAACCCCGCCACCAATCTTTGGAGTGTTCCATATGAATACAGAGAAGATTTTGAAAATAAGATGGGAGATTATCTAATTCTCTGGACGAATGATGATAGAGCCGCAGGTGGTATACCAGAAGAGAAAATTCCCGACCAGCCTGTGGTGCCAGGGTACTCTGTTGTTTATGATGAGAACAAAAATATAATTAGTTCTACGGGCTTTAAGACCCCGCCCTGGGGTGAGTTTCAGGTAAAAGGTTTTAATGTTCTTGTCACTCGCCCATTCCTTATATTAGCTGATGACGCTGGCCTGGGTAAATCATGGCAGGTATCAACAGCTATGGAAGCACGAAAAAAGATGGGACAGGTTGAACGTGGGGTTGTTATTTGCAAAGCCTCTCTCCTATTTAATTGGCGTGATGAAATTCATAAACATACTTATTGCAAAGCTGTGGTGGTTGCAGGTACACAAAGACAAAGAGCAAAAATATATGAAGAACTTAAAATGTCTAATGACTGGACATTTATGGTTATATCATACGAGACATTCAATTGTGATGTAATCAACATTTTGCATCTGCATAATTACTATAAGCCTTTGGATTTCTGTATTTTAGACGAGGGGCATAAGATTAAAAATCCCATGTCTAGGATTGGGAATGTTATACACTATGTTCCATTCAAATACAAATACGTCCTGACTGCCACCCCTCTCCCCAACACCCCGTTGGAATCTTATAACTATTTAAAGTTTGGTGGTAAGGTCAATATAAACTGGTTAGATTTCCGTAACCGCTATGCTGTTTGGGGTGGCAGACAGAATAAAGAAATCCTTATGTACCAAAGAATAAGTGAGCTACGAAGAGCTGTACAGAAGAACATGCTTCGTAGATTGAAGATAGATAAACTGAAAGAACTTCCTGATATTGTTTTCAAGACTATTCCTCTTGGAATGTCTGCTAAACAGCGAAAACTTTACGATGCTGTGAAAAAAGAGATACTTGAAGATTTGAAAGACACTTCATTAAAGAAAGTACCAGCAGCACTCGCTAAACTGCTAAGATTACAGCAGATAACAAACTCACCTGCCTTAATTGGTGCAGATGAAGTTGAGAGTTCTAAACTTCAGGCTCTTGATGAACTACTTGAGAAGATAATTGATGAAAGTAATCAAAAAGTTATTGTTTTCTCAAGGTTCAGAACAATGACAGAGATTTTAAAAGAACGGTATAAAAAGTACAATCCTGCTGTGATTCATGGTGATGTTAACGCTAATGGTAAAACAGAAAATGCAGCAGTTAAAGCAGCTATTAGGGAAATTGGTAAAGAAGCGTGGCTGGCACTTCCAGAGGAAGAGAAGCGTAAACTCACAGAAAAATATATGTCTTCTGATAGACAAAAAGAAGTTTATAAATTCCAGCAGGACGATACCTGTAAGTTGTTTATAGGTTGTGCTCCTGCTTGTCGAGAAGGGCTAACGTTAACAGCGGCCACCCACGTTGTTTTCTTGGATTGTGAATGGTCTCCTGCATATGTGGAACAGGCTTACAGCAGAGCGCACCGAATCGGCCAGAAAAATGCTGTTACAGTCTACTACCTTGTATGTGAAGGGACCATTGATGAATTTGTGCAGAGAGTGCTGCAACGTAAAGAAGCTATGGCACAGACAATGCTTGATGAGGGTATTGATGAAACAGTAGGTCGTGAAAGAGCAAGAGAACTTATCGCTGAAATGATAGGTGAAGAAGTACCCAGGGTGACATAACCCTGGGTCAAAATTAGGGGGTGTTTTAGTTGACTAGAAAAATAACAAAGACAGATTAGGAAAGATTTCTTAACGATTTAGGTGTTCCTGAACATGATAAGGCTGAAAATGGTGGCGGGTGCCGAACTAAGAACTATGGTACTTGGCTTAGGCGAAATGACCCAATAGCTTTTAATACAAGCAATCAGCGATAAAATTCAGGAAAAACTTTTATAAAACTATTGACATCATATTTCGGCTCTGGTATGATTAAGATGAAGACAAATAAATGGAATGTGTTAATGTTGGGTTACTGACATTAATCGAAAGTTGAATCGTAAAACCCTGTTATAGAAATAATGGGGTTTTACTTTCTTCTATGATTTTTTGTATTTTGAGAGAAATAAGGAGAAAGTAATATGGTGGTAATAGGAATTATTCAAGGAGTCCCTATTCAAGAAGGAAATTATGTGTACTTATCTGATTGGCTTGAGCAAAATGGTTACGATATTGAGAATAAAACAGAACCTGATTGGTCCGATGTTATTAAGCAGTTTTATTTGTGGTGCCTCGCTAATAATCTGAAAGCTAAAGAAATCTAACACAAAAAGTAAGCTAAAATGCTATACTGTAAGGGGAGGTTTATGAGTATATTAACTAAAAACTAAAAAAGGTGCTAAGGCTGATTAGAAAGGAGTTTTATCTAAGAAAATAGCAAGAAGACTCCCACCTCTTTAGGTGGAACCAGTAAAATGAAGTAGCATATGGAATATGGGCAGATGATCAAGTATGGTCATCTGCCTTTTTTCTGGCAGATCTATGCCATAACATGCATTAAAACAAAAACTGGAACCTTTCCTCCAAGGTGTTCAACGTGAGTTGATTTTACACCCTGCCCTGTATTCAGAACGTTCCAGTTCATTATATTATATTCACTTTTACATATAATATTATATACATAAAACTATAATTTATGCAAGCTTTTTTAAGTGTACTTTAACTTTCATTGAGGTTTCTTCGTATAACGAAAACGTAAGAAAAAACCTTAATGAAAGGAGGATACCGTTGAAGAAACTTGTTAGTGTTGTAACAGATAATGCCTTTGAGGATGGCCTGGATGAAAATCTTTTGAAAGAGTACTATGAAAGAAACGAGCGCAAAAAGAAAGATGAAGCATGGTTGAAGAAGTATAGCCCAATTATAAAAGCGACTATGGAAAAGCATGGTAAAAGCAAAACTGTTGTAGGCAATATTAAAGTGTCAATTTCGGTTCCCGATACATCTCATTTTGATATGGATAAGGTTCTTGAATATCTTCAGAATGGAAATGTGTCCTCAGCGGTATTTGAAAGAGTAACAAAAACTGTTGTAGATGAAGACGCTCTTACTGCTGCTGTTGAGGAAGGAATTATCAATCTGGAAGAACTGAAAGCCCATGCTTGGGTTGAATCTCATGGAACACCACGTTTAACTGTATCTATTATTGGTGATAAGAGTGAGTAGGCTTTATGTTAATTGTAAAGTTATGGTCCACCCCTCCCACTCCCTCAAATTTGCAAAACGGTGGGGCTATATTGAAGAGATTCACCCCAACGATAGCCTACCAATTAAAGTAAGATTTGATGGTCTGAGGTTGTTATACGGGTTTTCACCTGAAGAATTGCTATCAGAACATGAAGTAATAGAATGGGAAAAGAAAAATACGAGAGATTACTGCTCTAAGTGCGGTAAGGATATAACAGGCGAATACAGCTATTTATGTGAAGATTGTGCTTTCCCCATATTTAAGGAGGAATCTTTATGAATGATAAAACAACATATTGCTTTTTAGATTTTGAAACTACTGGCCTTGATTACCGAAAAGACCAGATTATTGAGGTTGGTATTATAAAAACCAATTCAAAATTTGAAGAAATAGATCGTGTGAATTTTTTCGTACAGCTTGAAGATGGAAGGTTTCTCCCCTCCCCTATTATCGAATTGACAGGAATTACGAAACGAGACCTCGATAGTGGAATACCTCTTCGTATCGCAAAAGAAACTATCGCTCGTTTTATAGGAAATTCTATTGTGGTTTGCCATCATGCTGCTTTTGACCTTAGTTTTATCCACGATGTTATTAAACCTGATTTTTACTGCACAAGAACTATACACTGTATATATCACCCAGATGAAAGCCATGCGCTTATTAATATATCAAAGAAACTAGGATTTCCTAATAAAACACAACATCGAGCGTTAACAGATGCTGAAAACACTAAAAAATTGTTTAAATACTTTGTACAGAATATCGGTGAGGATGGGATAAAAGTCTTTAAGAACAAGCTTATTTATATGCCAGACAGACCATATAGGTACTTACCTGATAATGCTGTATTGCTGACTTAGAGAAAAGCAGTATTAACCGTAAAATACGGTATATTATATAATTGAGAACAAGGATATTACAAAGGCCGCAGGCCGGAAGAAGGGAGGGTAAGCCATGAAAAAGATGACATTAGCCGAAGCCACAGCTTATATCAGAGAAAATGCTGGGAACCTTGATTATAACAAAAATGAGTGCTTTGCTCTCCGCAGCGACGACATCATCCCAGCCGACGGAAAGTTTTGGAACTCATTTGAACGTCTAGATGGCATCAAGGGCGATGAACTCCCCGGCGTATGCGCATCTTACCTTTGCGAGAATGATATGTTCGGCAATTACGAAGAGGCAGAAATCCCGCGGCGTTTGATTGGTTACTACGGCAAACACACTTTTCTGCTTGTCGGCGAGAGAATCATGGACGAAATCGGCAACGACGACTGGAACAAGGAAATCATCCTTCGCAACCACAGAATTATTGCCGAGATCGTCGAAGAAAAGGAGGATTGAATATGGCTAAGGTGACAGAAATAAGAGTCGGTGCAAGGTTTGTTAAAAATCTCGGTAATTATCAATCATTTGCCCCCGAAGCCAGTGTAACGATAGTACTTGAAGAAGGTGATGACGTAAACGAAGTTTATGCTAATGCCTGGGATATGGTGGGCGACCAGATTGCAGAACAACTTAAACTTTTTGAAGAAGATCCAAAGAGTGGCATTACGAGAGGGTTAAAATAATAACCCTCTCCGTATCTGAAATAAACCGTGGTTTAAATTTAACAAAGATTGGAGGAATGTATGTGAGTAAAGTACCACCTAAAATCAAGCGTTGTTTTCGTGGCGAGATTTATTATGCTGACCTGTCTGGTTTACATGTTATAGGTTCTGAACAATCAGGTACAAGACCAGTTATAATTATCCAAAATGACGTAGGAAATTACTACTCCTCCACTGTTATCGTAGCAGTAATAACCTCATCAGAACTTAAAGCTGAAAAGAATATACCTACACATTTGAACATAGACCTTTTTCGTCCTTCTACCATTATGTGCGAACAGATTATTACTATTTCAAAAATGCGTTTGCGTGAAAAAATCGGACAGTTGCCTCCAAATCTAATTGCGGAACTCGATGAGAAAATAATGATTAGTCTAGGTTTAGCAGAAGGGTGGAAAAGACATGCGAGAGTTTGTTGAGCTTTTAATATCAGAACTTAATGATGTTCATGATATGTTGAATCGAATACTCTGTTCTGATTTCGAAACCATTGATGAACTAAAGTCCGCAATTAGCGAAGTAGCTATTTTTGTTGCTACAATCCAGACTGATGCTAAAGATGTTGTCAACTACCCACACCTGTAGAGGTGGGGCTTGAGGTTGTCAACTACCCAACGACTAAAGTCGTGGGCTTGTAAGCCCCATGTTGACCAGACCAAGGCTTGAAACAGAGCCTACGTTATAGATGTCATGACAAGGTGTAAATCATAAATATTTTTCAGTTGTACAACACTTTGATGGGTATAGTCATAGAAAGGAGGTAGCAAATCTTACGTAGCGTCTTTGTAAGAGACGCAATTCCTCCACGTGGCTAAAGCCAGTGGCTTCCTTGCGTAAGAAATTGACTATATAATAATGATGTGAAGAGCCGACGGGGCTACGTTAGGTGTGGTGATGACAGGTTGGGATGATGCCCTAATCCCAAACGCTGTCGTGTAGGCCTAAACAGTCCTGAGGGGTACGGTCAGGCCCCCTCCACATGTAAACAACGGTTAGGATTTCCCTAACCGTTATTTTTGTTTACTCTACTTCAGTATTTTCTGTATCTTGCTCAGGAGTTTCAATTAAGATAGGTGGGTAAATGACTGCTTTTTTATCAATTGAACCCTCAATGAAGATGTAAGCAAGCACAGCCGCCAGCGAACTAATTAAAGAAACCACCTGGACAATTAGATTATCCCCTGCACCAAGATAAGTTAGAATAGACGTAATAACACTAGTGAGCATAGCAATAAATTTACGACTGGTAAACTTTTCAATTAGATACTTAAAATCCATAAATCGTCCCCCAATCTATCTGAGATTATTAATTTTCTTAGGCAATTCATCAATCCTCTGCATGAGCTTCATGAAAGCTCTATTTACTATTACAGCAGCTTCTGCTCTTGTAATAGGTCTTTCTGGCTCAAATCTCTTCGTTCCGTCCATGTTGTTGATACCAGACACAATGTTGTTATTGTACAAATTCATAATATCATTATTTGCCCAATGTAGTTGACCGTTAGGGAGAACCAAGTCTACAAATACAGTACCGAGTTTTTTCATGGTTTCCATAAGAGCCTCCAACTCATTCTTTATTTTTTCCTTTTCTTTGTTTACAGTAAAATTAAGGGCTTCTGCGAAAAATTTCTCTCTGTCTATTCCACTACCAGGACATGTCTTACCAGCGTTGGGGTGATCTCTATGGAAATGTGGTTCTAGCTTCATTTCCTTAACCATGAACTCTGTCATTTCATATATAGCTTCTTTTTGAGCTTCTGTCATTTTGTCATGACCGATATCGAAATTTCCTACCATTTCAACGGAGATAGCCCCATCGTTCCAACCAGAAATAGATGCGGGGTTCTTATTCAAATCTCTTCCTAACAACCACACCCCATCTGGAAACAATGTAAAGTGTTGAGCTATATCCGACCACCCCATCGTATTCATGTGGTAATTCCTCATAGCTGTCTGCAGGGCGTCATGATTTTTACCATTGAAGTCAGAATAATCTGGCTTCCATGTATGGTGTATATGCCACTGTTTCAGTTTTCTAGTAAATTTGAATTTTCGAATATATTCTATAAGCTCTTTAGTTGTATACTTTATATAAGCCATAATATTCTCCCCTTCTAGATAGTGCTTTGGTTGTTAATGTCCTTATCACTATCGTCAGTAGAATCACTGTCAGCCCCTTCTTTTTTCAGAATATCTTTTTCCTTCCTCCTAAGTATAGGAAGAAGCCATCCAACATAGTCTTTGTGTCCTGCATCAACTAAATTTTCAATGCAACTCTGACATTCCCTGAGAAACATAACAGAATAAACTAAAGAGCCTAAAAATACTGCTACACCTGCTACTGGAACAACCCTCACTGAAAGCCCACAAAGGATCATTAATACAAGAAAACTTATCAATTTCTTCTTAGTGCCTTCAAAGAAGTTGTCTGATTTTATTGCACCTGCCTTTATAGCTTTTAAAAATGAACCGTATGGTTTTTTCAATGCATAATACTTGGTGATAATGTCTAATATCATCACCCCACCCACTGCACAGGCAGCAGTAATATAGGCTTTATCAGGGAATAGAACATATGAAATACATGCCCATATAGTAGAAAAAAAGAGAGATATTTGAGGTTTAACTTTTGTGAAGGCCGATGAAAAATAGTCAAAACTTTCTCTCAGTTCATCGATAAAGTTTTTCATACTGCCAACCTCCCACTCTCCCCCTTTTCTTTATATAGATTAGACAGTTTAAAATGATAGCCATCTGAACAATCAATCTTCGTTTTTATCGGTATAACCTTTAATTAAGTTGGCTATTTTCTTTATGATTCTACTTACACGCATTTGAGAAATGTTCTGTTCCTTTGCAGTCTGTGTCTGAGAGAATCCATTTAATTGAGACTTTAAAACGTTTAGTTCCACTTCGGACAGTTTATTTCTAATAGAATCTATAATTGAATCAATATACACTTTGTTTACAACAATATCTTCAATGTTGCCTAGTGATTTGTCTTCTAAATCCCAGTTGGGATTATTGTTATCTTTCACTTGTTCATCCAGATACTTTACAGGTTTGCCTACCTGAAGAACTTTACTTATTTTATCTTCATCTTCGTATAAAAGCATTGATAGCTCTTCCACAGAAGGTGTATATCCCAGGTCATTTTCTACTTTCCTTATATCATTCAGAAGAGCGTGAGCGGTTCTTGTAAGCCGTATTATATTTGCACTATCTCTCAAGTAGCATCTGATTTCCCTTACTATCGCTGTTATTGCAAATGATGAGAATTTAATGCCTCTATTAGTGTCAAATGCTTTAATAGCTTTTATAAACCCCATCCTCCCCAACTGAAGGATGTCGTCTTTTTCAATACCATAGTTACTGGCTATAACTTCTGGTTTTCCTATATACTTATGAATTGCGTACCATATCATGTTTTCATTTGCAATCATAGCCTCTCCCAGGTAGTCAGGGTCTACTTTGCACCGTTCAATATTTTTCATATCATAAAGAGAATAATAGTTACTATCTTTCTTTAAATTCTCCTGGATGCGTTTCGTTATCTCTACCATCGAATTACCTCCTGTTGAAAGAGGGCGGCGAACCGCCCTCATTTATTTTCTTTTTCCCTGAATTCTATCTTTCAAAGGTTTTGTCATCCTGGCATGGACCGACCTGACCGCAGGTATCACCATAGGTTCCTTTGTGTACGGATTCTTACCTTTCTTCTCAGAAAGGTTCCTCACAAAGAAGTTAAAAAAGTTGCTTATTTTAACATCATTTCCTGCACAGAGATTGTCTGACACAATTTTGAAAATATCATCAATTCTTTCTGCGGCCTCTGTCTTCGCAATACCTTTCTTAGCAGCATACTCATTAACCAAATCTTTCTTATAGACTGTCATCTTGTAATTCCTCCATTCTTTTTTCTATATAATTGTTCATTTCTGTGCTTATCTCGTTAACTTTTCTTAGATAAATACCTTTTGCTGTACCCCTGGATACTCTTCCTATACCTTGGTTGTAGGCCGTTATAGCCGTTTCTAAATCCAAGTTGTAATCATCTCGTAGGTTAGCAAGGTATTTTACCCCAGTCCTTATATTTGTTTCTGGGTCAAATAAATCTTCTCTGGTCACACCATATGGTTTTGCGGTACTTGGTTTTATCTGCATGATACCGACAGCATCACTATGAGATACTTCATCTTTATTGAACTCACTTTCAAACCAAGCCATTGCTATTATAGTAATATAAGGCAGATCATTCTCTTTACTGTAATCAACAAACCATTTAGAGTATTGCTGTATTTCTTCTTCTGAAAGTTTTACATTAGCATAAGGATTGTTTGTATATTCTTTTACTATCTCATATGCCAAATCGTAATCTGTTATAGGCTTTGGTGTTGGAGAAATTTCAATCGCTGGAGAAATATCAAGTGTTTGAGTCGGTAATGGTTCATCAATTAGTAAAGGCTTGCTTTCCTCCTTAATTGATGTTTCTACATAAAAGGTTTCGTTCTCAGGAGAGACTTCTATAGCGGGAGAATTAAAAGCATAAAATATTGAAAAGATAAACAGTACAAATGGGAAAAAGCGGTTAACTTTCATTGGTCAAAAATACAAGCCTTACGATATCCATTACCATTTCATGTACTTCAGCAGGATTTCCATTTGCATCTATTACATATATAAGCTGGTCTTCTCCATCCATTTCTGATAGCTTTTTTGCTAATACAAGATAAGCCACTCTTGCTCTATTTAGGAGTGAAGAATCCAATTCATGCTTATCCAGTTCTTGCAGGTTGCAGCTTTTTGACTTTCTTTTATATGATGTTTCTGCTGTTATATCCAAAACAAATGTTAAATCTGGTGTAGGAAGTCTTTTTTGCATTTCTATAATCCAGTTTATATCAATACCTTTAGCCAATCCAAAAGCTAGATTTGATAGTGTGAATCTATCAAAAATTAGAAAATCGTAGTTTCGGAATGAACCGAGTGTTTCAAGAAAATCATATCTATCAAGTTCGAGTAACCCATGCAGTGTTTCATCACTCATAGGTATCTCTTTCTTCAATCCTTTTTTAATAAGTCTACCAATTTCAGTCTCATATCTAGGAAATGAAACTGTTGCAACTCTAAACCCCAACTCTTTTAACTTTGAAGTTAAAACTCTTACTTGTGTTTCCTTTCCACTTGCATCTATACCTTCAAAGCATATAATCTTTGGTCTATTACTCATTTGTGAACGCCTCCAATTGATAGTATTTATAGTAATCCACCCGTTACAGAAAACTTATAAAACTTTATAAAGTTTTTATCAAACCCTATAAAAGTTTATGTTCCTTTCCTTGTTCATCGTGTCCAGTTTCGCATAAGCTACTCCTGCTTGTTTGACACTCCGAAGGCTTAAATTCCCCACTAACGTATGGGTACATATAAGTTATAAAAAATCAAGAGTTTTTTATAGAGTTTTATAACTTTGTTTTAACAGTTATCACCTCCTAATCGACTATCTAATGAGGTTCTACATACCTACTAAAGCTTGTACTCTTGTCCATGTTCTCACTCCAAATCTGAAGCGTTATCAAAACTTGTTCCAAAACCTCCACGGGAGGCATTTCCGAGATAATCTTTTTCAACAAGAACTACTGGAAGAAGTGGTATAAACAATGCCTGACATATCTTATCTCCGTTCTTGATAACTACAGACTGGTCACTTTCATTCTTAAACTGAGCTACCCACTCATCCTTATCACCACAAAACGAACTGTCGATTACACCAACCCCATTTGTGAGCTTGACCTTCCACTTGTTATATGTTGATGACCTCTGGAAGAGCAAACCCACCGCATTTGGTGGTATTTCTGTAGCTACATTTAAAGGTATATATTCTACCTGACCAGGCCAAAGTACCAACGGCTTATCCAATCTAGCAAACAAGTCCCACCCTGCATTACGTTCATCTTTTTTATAGAGAGCAGGGAGGGTTTTATCAAATCTTCTGTAATTAATTACAAATTTGTCCATTATAAATCATCCCCCCGCATTTAAAAATCTTTTCCAGGCAGCTTAATCGATTCTTTAGCCAGTTGCTTCCTTTCATATTCATCAACCATTTCAAGAAACTTTTCCTCAGTTATTTCTTCAATTATGCAATTTTCGTGTGAAAGCATATAGGCGTGACCATCAGTAAGAAGAATTGCATACATTATAATTGGTTCATGGAAGCTATCAGTTGTAAAATCATAAGACACAACCTGCTTCTCATACCCAGCAACAGTACCTGCAAACCATACATTGATTTTTTCTTTTTCTTTTGTAAGCGGTTTTGTCGCTTCATGCTCATTTACAGGTACGCTTATCAATTTACCTATAAGAGACTTTAACAAATCTTCTGTAATAGGAGTTTCTTTTGTCTTTAAAACTCTGTTTTCCATACCATCGTCCTTTCAATTTTAATAGGTTTGTTGCATCTGTTTTTGTTATACGAGATAAGACCTATTGTAGTTAAACGCTTTTGAAACATTTTTAATTATGTCTATTGACTTGTTATAACTTGATGATGAATTGCGATATGGTTTATCCCGAAAAGCAGTAATTACTGCTTTTGTGACTATATCGACCACAACATAAATAGAACTATTTTTTCTCGATGTATCCAATTTTCTGAACATTACTCGATTACTAACACCATTAACAATCAGATATTCTACTATCTCTCCATTCCTTATGGTGTCAAATACTTGCTCTTTTGTTATACGTCTATTCTTAATTCTTGATTTGGAATGTTCTGTGAAATGATATTCACATTCAGAAAACATTTTTAATAGTTTAACTTCTTTAGCAGTCATTTGAATTATATGCTTTTTTCTAATTGATGTACCATATCTAATCATTGTTTCACCCCCAAGCTCGTTATACGAATCAACGAATTTGGGAATTAAATTAAAAAGCGGTATAACCTATACGATTATACCGCTCTAATTAATTCTTCGTATTTCATCTAATTGGACAAACCATGCCGACACATTCAGATTCTCCTACATCCGATTCGTACTTATGCTTTTCGAATCGTTTCAGAAGCTCAGGATTGAATGGCTTCATTTCAGATTTCATCTTGTTATACTGCTCTTCTGTTATTGCTTCATATGGTGCCAGCGGATAGGTATGGTTATCCAGACTGATAAAAGTAATACCTACAATATAGTCCCAGTTATCCCATACCCACTGCTCAACAGCGTCCCACTCATCATCTTTAACTGTTACAGTAATAGACGCATTGTGTTCCACATACTCGGTCATAAATGCTTTATAAGTTTCTAACTGCTCAATAGCAGAAATGTCATATTTTGTTCTTTTAACACCGCTCTTAATAGGAAATTCAATAACAAAAGTGTTAGCATCTAACCATGTTTGTCCAACTTCTGGGTGTACTGACCATCCAAGGGTCATAGCAACCTTAGCAAGCGGGTCTTCGGCATTAATACGAACACGCCTAATGTAGTACGGACTGTGGGAATGATGCAGCCCTGAAGACACTGTAGGAAGCTGTGAAAGTGTCCCTTCAGGCTTTACAGTAGTGGCTAATAGAGGCTTATTAATTCCCAAAGTCTCTGCATAGGAATCTACCTCTTCCCGTACTACTTTCTTAAGGAATTTTCTTAATTCACTTTCTTCTTTACTCATACCCAGGATATCCACCATATCTTTCCATCCCGTCAGACTGACACCTACCAGTCTATCTTTCTTTTGCTGAGAGTCCCATGTAGGAATCTCAAGATCGAGAAGGGTCATTCTTAATCCTGCTCTAGCACTATTTCTAAAAGTTCTCTCCACTTTTTCATAATTAAGATACGGGGTGCCATCTTCTCTATATTCAATAAAGGAAACCATATTGTTTGTTGTTAAATTACAAGTTTGTCTATCATCAAGAAGCACTTCGCCACAAGGATTTACCCCTTTAAAATCTCCCCTTCTCCTTTTTGCTTCGGAAGCGTTAATAAATCCAGGTTCGCCTGTATATCTGATTGACTGCATTATTTCATGAAGCTGCTCACGTGTAGGCTTTTCTTTAAAGAACACACTATTATTACTCATCCTTCTATGAAGGATTTCCATATTAGGTTTCCATTCCCCGTTCTCCAGGTAGTAAATATTCTCCTTTGCTTTCAAAACTTCAGTATCATTTATATCAAACAAGCATATCTCAGAGCTTCTGCGAACACCACCAGCTACAACAGCTTCACCAATTATATTTGCTATATCTAAAGCATCAATAGTTTTGAGTGTTCCATTACCTCTTTTGATAACCTTGTTTATTTTCTCAAACATAGTTTTCAAACTTTCATGACCTGATGCAGTACCACCAAAAGTTTTGAGAACCTCACCTTTAGGTCTTACATTATTGAAATTAATAGAGATAGTCTTTACATCAGTATTAGAAACAATAAAGTTAAAATACTCCCTAAGTGCCTCCACCCAACCTTCTTTTGAATCACCTACTGTGATATAAGCAATTTGCTTATCTGTGTCATATTCGACTGTAGTGAGTTCTTGTCTCTTATATTTAGGAACACTTTTGTATTCTTCAAGTACTAATTTAACATCAGTTCTGAACTTATGGAACTTTGCTACATCTTCAGGCAGAATCCTAAATCCGACACCAGACCCCACCAATAAAAGGTAGAACAGCTCTGCAAAGTCGTTGAAATCATCCAGAATCAAGAAACTACAGTTAAAATTACTGAGAGGGAACTTATCTGCAACATGTGTGCCACCCGTCCAAAGAGTCCTTCCGCTCAGGAACGTCCTGAGATGGAACATATCATCATACAGTTGCTCTGCCTCTTTACGCAGTTCTTCAATTAATTCATTTGTAAAAGGAACACCATTATTAATAAGGTGCTTGATATGAAGCCCTACGTTGAATTCGACCGCTCTTCTGCACGTTTCATACCAGAATTCTCTTCTCTTTGCTTTATCAAGCCACCTACTGTAAGTTCTGTAATAGACGAATTCACCGAGTTCAGTCATAGGCGGCCTCTTGTCAACATAGTTTTTAATAAAAGCGTCTGTCAGTAAGTTCATATCTCTACCTCCATAGCTTAGATGATGTCGTAGTAATTAGCCTTATAGTGGTCAATAGCGTCTTCCACGGAAGGGAATTGATTTAACACGATTTGCGAAAGAAAAGCATTTTTATTTTCTTCACCAACTCCAAGTATCGGTGTTCTATTAGTATAGGCAAATTGAAGGAATAAATTTTCAGCGATACTTAACTTAGAGTTTGATAGATTAACAATAACAAGATCTATATTTTGTGCCAATTTGGAGGTAATGAAAATAATCTCTTTCGAATTTAAACTATTGTTAATTTTATTTTGAAGGTTTGTTACAATTAATTCAGCTTCGTTAATATCTAAATCTTTGAACCCTACTAATACAATCTCTTGTTTATTCATGTGACGCCACCTTTTCTTAGTTCTATTAATTCTTTCATCAATGCTATAAAATCGTCGGAATTAATAGCAATATAGTCTTTGTTATCCCCAAACGAGAAGGCTATTAGACCTATCTTTCCGCTTTCAAAAGCTTCACGTTCTATTTTGTCAAACCAACCCTTTTTAAGAGTAATAGAAGATGAGGGTTTTATCTTCGTTTTTGCTTCTATACGAAACATGTTTGTGACAACGTCAGACTTCTGAAACCACAAAACACCCGAAGCCATTGTCCTTCTTACATCTTCCTGAATTTGCTTAAACGTCCTCGTTATCCTATTCTCTTGACGTATTGATGCTCTCTTCTGTTCTGTAGACATTAGATCGCTTCCTCCTGATTTTCGGTAACAACTTCAACCTTGTCTGCAATAATTTTAGAGACTTTATTGATTAACTCATCTTTATGATTTAAAACGATGTAATAAAATAAGTTTTCTGCTATTAAATACAAATCTACATTTGGAACAAGTGCTTCCACAACTTTTTCTGAAATTGTTTCCACAAACTTATCCTGGTTTTCTTTTAATACATACCTGATAATATCTCGATAACCATTTATCATTAACCTGTTCTTGAGGTAATCAATAAAGGCGGCTACTGCAACCGCCAAACTGACAATCACAAGTAATATTTCTCTAATCTGCATAAACTACCTCCGAATCACTTTATTAACTACTGTGAACATTTGGGCGTAAAGCTCACCACCATTCTGAATATCATCTTTAAGTGCTTCGATGGCTTTTGCTACCCCATTAAACTTTATCTCTTCATTACCTCTTGTGAACACTTCACCAGTAGTAGGATCAACAAACTTCAACCAGTTGGTCCCCTGAAGAACTCCTAAAACCTTAGCAACACTTACAAGTTCAGATATTTTATCAATACCTGTGTCGTAATACAAATCTAAGGTTGCGGTTGTGTAAGGATGCCCTATTTTATTTTTTGTCAGCTTCACTTTTATCTGCTGTCCGATAACCTGTCTTGTTGCCCCCGTACCTTTAACAAACTGTTCACCCTGAGCTACCTCTAATCTTTGTACACAGGCATGTTTTATTGACCTACCTCCTACGGTATCGGTTGGGGTCCCGTACATTGAAAATCCACCTATTTTATCTCTCAACTGCTGTATGAATATTAGTGTTGTACCAGACTTTTTCAACAATCCAGAATACACTATCTTTCTCATAGCCTTAGAATTCAATTTAGAAGCCCCACCAACTCTAGTTTCTTTAGTCCAATCTGTTTCTTCAAACTCTTCCTTCGGAATAATGCCATCAACAGAATCCACAGCAATATAAGCAAATTTACCTGTTGAAATAAGGTATTCAAGCAGGTCATACACATTTTCACCGTAGGTGGAAGGTTGAGATACAATAATCTTATCTGTGTCTACTCCCAACTTTCTTGCCCATTCAGGGTTCCATGTCTGTTCTAGGTCGATAATGCAATTTTCTTTATCTGGCTCATTTATCTGGGCTTCGACGACTGCTAGATTGAATAGAGTAGTCTTACCACTCTTTTCCTGACCAGTAAGTACTACAAGCTTACCTTTACCATAACCTCCGCCCAAAGCTAAATCTAAAAGCAGTGAACCAGATGGCCTAACGTCATAATCAAATTTAGTGTCAGGGTCTCCAAGACAGATAACTGCTTTTTCCTCCCCCATTCTAGTAGCAAACTCTTTATTTATATCTGCTAACAGCTTCCTGCGTTCTTCTGTCATTCCTCAGCATCCACCCTTCTTATAGTCATTTTGTTTGTGATTTTGATATTATAAAATCCGTGTTTATCACGCTTTACGATAGCTTTTTCACCGTATTTGTTTGAAATAATTCCTTCTGTTAAGTTGTTTTCTATTAAAAACTTCAAAAACTTAGTCTTTACAAATTCACCGAAGTCTTCAGTAGAATTAGTAGCATCTATCACTTCATCAGAAATGACGTAATCCGGTTTATTTGAAGGTTGAATTGGCGGTATGCTACCACCTTTCGAATAAATCATAGTAATCACCCTTTCTTTCTAGAGCCCCAGCTTGTCCGCATACACATCA